ATCTTGTTTTTCTATTTTATTATGCAGTTCCGCCATCTATTATAGTCCAATTATATGTATTAAGTAAAACGTCTCTTGCTGCTTCTGCTGTCCCCCCTGATGTATATTTTGAACCTCCAAAGTTACACGTTAATCCATTAGGTACACCAGTATTCGCCCAACCTTCCAATGTAGAATCATAGTTGTTGGTGGATAAACCATCGGAATCTCTAAGAAAATCAGCTATTGATGTAGCAGAGGATAAATCCCATGAACCCAAGTTTTGGTCGTAATCGTCTGCATTTCTAAAAGTACCGTAAAAAGATATAACATTGGAGACATCCCAACTACTTAAATCTTGATTGAAAGCTAAAGAATTTCTAAACATTTGATTTATACTTGTAGCCGATGACATATTCCAATTAGATAAAGGTTGATTGAAAATGTTGCAACTTTGAAACATTTGGGCAAAGTTAAAACAACTGCTAACATCCCAAGAGTTTAAATTTTGATTGAACGCTTCATTATCTCTAAACATACTACTAAAATTAGTAACATTAGAAACATCCCAACTACTTATGTCTTGATTAAATGTTTGTTCAACACCGCTAAAAGTACGGAACATTGACGACATATTAGTAACACGTGATGTATTCCAACTACTAATATCTTGATTAAAAGTAGTTCCAAGAAACATTTGGGTCATGTCAATATTTGCACTGGTATTAATACTCCAAGCTGATATATCATTATTAAAAGAACTTGTCCTAAACATATCCCTAAAATTAGTAACATTAGAAACATCCCAGTTACCTATTGCGCCATTAAAATTAGTACAGTTAAGAAAAGTTGATTGTAAGTTTTCTGAAATTACTGTGACTGCATCTACTGCTGTACAAGTTAAATTTGTGCATCCATTGAAACTTGCTTTTTTATCAAACCCCATAACGCCCCAATTAGAAACGTTCTTAATTTTTAGCTTATCACCTTGACCATTGAACTGAAACCCTCTTAGCGTTCCATCTATCTTTATAATGTATTCACCCGACGATGCGTATGTGTGAGTTACTTCGTTCGCTGTGTGAGAAGTTATATTGTCTGTATTACCATCACCCCATTCAACCGTAATATCTAAATTACTTGATGTAGTTAATGGTAGGGTAAATTGGTCGGTGTTAGACGTTCCCGAATTATCTGTTTGAACAGAAAAAACAAACTTAGTTTCAACAACACCACCTAAATTTTTATAAATTTTACCCCAATCAATAGTGTTATTATCAACACCACTTCCGAAAAATGTGGTATCGTAAATTTTACCCCAATCTATTGTATTACTCATGATTATTGACAGTCGACACTAATTCTTCATGTGTTTTACCCCAATTAATAGCATTTTCAGTTATTTTGTTCTCGAATCTCGTTTTCTCGTAAATCTTTCCCCAACCTATTGTATTTTCCATTTAAGTATTTTTTCAATTTAACAATATTTTTTTTCTTTGGCTTGTAACCTTTACTTATAAAACCCATCCAGTATAATTTATATCTCTTTCGGGATAAATACCCCCATCTTGATTCTGAACAAACTCTGGAAATAAATTACTGTTAAAGTTCATGTATTGGATAAATCTCTCCGTATAAAATTCAGCAGTATCCTTCGCTTTGTTTACAAGCATATTTATTTCATCGGGTTCTACCGATGTAGAGTTTTCACTATTATGCTTAAATATACCTCCGTTTGAAATTTGATATGCTGCAAATGGAATATAAGCTACTTGTGAATACCAAACCAACATAGGTTTTACATAGTCATTTACTAAAGATAAGTAATTACCTTGCAAGCCTGCATTGCTTGCTGCATCTGTTTGCAATTTCTCATACAACTTGCTTCCAAGTTGTAACTGAATATTGGTATCTTGTGCTACCTCAACAAACTGAACCAACTTATCAGTATCTAAGTTTCCATCAAATATTGACTTGCGTTTTAATTCGTCTAATGTTATAAATAATATCTTACTCATAATTATTTTTTTGATGTAAAACGACCTTTGTCTGGTCTGTTCCAATTAGCTTGACCTACCTCTTTAGGATTATTAGGAGATTTAAAACCTTCGTTGTTTGCAGAAGATTCACTTACAACACTATCAGAAGAAACCTTTTTCTTATACACCTTACGTTCAAAGATATGCTTGCAATTAACTCCACCCTTCCATTTAAACAGACTGTAATTTCTGCCCTTGTGTCCATGGTCTTTATTTACACCTCTAAATGACATCATGTTTATATCTTCTAATCTGAACACAATACCCTTATTTGCCAATTCCATCATCTTTTGACAAAATAATCTACTCTTCTTAGAAGGTACTACCTCTTTGTAAGCATACCTTACTTTATATCCTGCATTGTCTTGCGTAGATTCTTTCTTAGGTTTTGCATCATCAGCAGTAGGTTGCGATAGCTTAGTAACATCAAAATCTTCTTTACCATCTATAACATCTTCTCTATATACAAGTTCCCAATCATTAGAAACAACTTCTCCTAATTCTTCTAATTGGTCTAATAAATCTTGACCTTCATTTTCTGTTATTTGGTTTTTTTCTTCCGAAGAAAAGAACCCTTTTATCTTATTAATTAACCCTTTATCAGACGATAACTTCTCTCCAGTTTCCTCTTCTCGTTTTACTTTGGTGGAAATATTTTCCAATTCAGTAAATTCAATAGGTTGTAAAGTAACAAAATACAAGTCTAAATTAATACCGTTAAACGTTAGTAGTTCGTTAAAGGCATCAATTAACATTGTTTGGAATGGTCTGATTACAATGTTATCCATCAATATACTTGCAGTTCTTAATTCCTCTGCATTGTTACCAAAACCAGTATTGTCTTTAATACCTAATAAGATAGGCGATACAACACCATGCCCAATCATAATCTTCTCTCTACTTTCGGTAGCTAAAAACTCATACTGTGCGTGTGCATCGGGTAAGTGAATTGGTTCTACTGTTGACTGTGATTCTGAATCTTCGTTAAATGCAAGTATAAACTTCCCTGCATTTGAAGTACCACTAAACTTATCATAAACTTTATTTTCTATGATTTGTTGTGTTTCCTCGTTAGGAATACCATTATTAAAGTTCATTAACAAAGATGGCTGCAAGCCATTTTGTATGTTGTTTATATGATAATTAGACACTTCTTCTTCTAAAGAACAATACTGTAAACACCCTTGATAATCTACTGGTGTATAATAGTAAAAACCGCTTCTGTATGGTTTTACTACGTATATTTCGTTTAGTTGATTTTCAGTACCATTGCCAAAAGAAGGTATTCTTTTTGGCTTGTCATTATGCTTTATTTCTTTCCAATTCGGGTGATAGTAATAGGCTTTTATTTTACTATCTTTCGCTTTTTCAGCACGAAGTGTCTCCATTGGAAAATGTAAAATCTTATCTATTTCATTCTTACCGTTCTTGTATATAATTTGCATAGAAGCCATACCAAGAAGTTTAATGTCATTTACAATCTTCTTAACTTCTTTAGGTCTTAACAAGACCTTCATCTTTCCAAATTGAATAGGATTAGTTTCTGAATCAGTAGCATTTAAACCACGACCATAAATCATGTCTACGATACCATTTATACATCTTGAATTAGTTGCACTTCCTAAATATCTTTCGACTAAATCGTTAAAGTAACAGTTGTCCTCTCCGTATTCTACCCAATCATTTTTGTGGTGTTCTTCTACTTTGGGTATTTCATAACCCGATAAAGAAACCATTCTAATACTGTCCTTATATTCTTTTCTACTTCTTCTACTCATACTACTATGTATTTTGGTGCTGTTGAATCATCACCAACCACTTCCGTATATTTATTAGTATTTAATGTGTGTGAAACATTGTTAGATGTTTGAGAAGTACAATATATTTTATCTCTATACAACAAAACACTACCTTGTTTTACCTCGAAATGATAAGAACTTTCAACTTTAAGAATAGTAATAGGAACTGACATAGTCAAAAAGTTCTTGTTTATTGAAGTGGTTATGTTGTTTATAGTCTGTGTTTTTCTTGTACCATCTTCAATTATAACTAAAGATATATTAGAAGCAACTATATATTCTCTCGGAATAAAATTTATAGTCTGTGCGTTAGATGTCGGTAACAACTTTATCATACCTATATAACTGAATAGCTTAACTTTGTTCCATAAAAAAAAGGGGCATAAACCCCTTTTTTCTACTCCTTTCTTTTAATGTTATTAATTGTAAATTAAGAATTAGTTCCTTCTACAACAGTTGGTGCAGTACCTAATCCTACAAATGGGTTAGCTTCTGTTGCACCTTCTAAAAAGTTAGCAGGAACTTGTTCCATTCCAGTTAGAGTAAGTGTGTAACCACTTAAATCCCCCATAGCAGCACCAGTTACCATAGTACCACCACTAACGTCTGCGCCATGTTCAGCACCCATAAGAAAAGCGTTTCCATTATAATCATGTACAACAACGTGAGGTCTGCCGAAAGACAATAACTTTAATTCTTTGTGGTCTTGAACTGTCAATTTAGCCAATGTTAAA